GCTTATCACTATAACGACTTACGCCGAAACGGTAACACGGCAGTAATAACTGAGCCTAAAAAGGCTCACTACCAACAACTAAATTTAAATTCGCGGGGAGGGTACGATTTGACCCCCGACGCGTTCGTTTATCACCCTAACCCCGCCGTGTGCCGTATGTGGCACGCCCAGCACGAGGCCAGCAAATGATCTCATGGGAAGTCATGCGGGATCTTGCCCAGGTATCCATGTTGATTACCGGCTGGGCTTTATTCGTAGGCTCTGGAATCGCCGGTCTAACAGTAGCCGTGCTTGTGTTTGGGTGGGTCATCGATCAGATCCGCAGAACTTTTAGGGATCTATGATACGCGACCTAGAACAAGAGGGCGTATTGCCCATCAGTGCAGCCCAATCCTATGGATCGGCCCAGCTCTCACAAACGACTGCTCTGATTGATCTACAAACCAAGCACCGCGATCTCCGTAATCGCCTAGACCGCATAGAGGAGATTTTAGAAAGCCTCTTAAAGAAAAGCGGGGTGCAATCGTGAGCGCACTATCCGCAAAGTTTGAGCTGCTTTGGAAAGTGGCTGGCGGCCCGGAGCTGGTGGCCGAGCACACGTTCCACCCGACCCGTAAATGGCGTTTCGACTTTGCCTGCAAATCCGCCCGCTGTGCGATCGAGCTGGACGGCGGTGCATTCCTGCCGTTTGGCGGCCGTCACGGGCGAGGGATGGGGATGGTGAAAGATTGCGAGAAGTACCGAGCAGCCGCCGACCTGGGCTGGCGCATCTGGCGATTCACAACCAAGTGCCTGACGGCCGAAGCAGTGGCGATGACTGCCAAGTCATTCCGCCTTTCGATGAAGGAGAAAACAAAATGAGCGAACCAAAAGAACCAACCAAATTTAACAACGAAAAGCCTGACTACGAAACCGAGGCTTACGAGCGAGAAGAACGTGACTCGGATTACGATTTCCATCGCTTCGCCGATTACTACGGCAACAACCGTAGGGGCTGATTATGACCGACCTAACTAAATTCCGCCTTATCGAAAACATTGAAGTGATGGCCTGCCGCAACTCAGCCGAGCGAGTTGTGAAGGCGCTGAACCGAGGCGAGATCGACCAAGCAAAGCAACTGGCCCGCAAGCACGAGATCGCCTGGCACTTGGCAGACCGCGAATTCCAAGACCTTAACCAGCCGCACCGAAACAACGACTTTTGCGATGACGAGTAATCGCAAATCCAAGAAACAAAAACAAAGAAACCAAGAAAGGAAATCCTAGTATGCCAATAGTAGCAAGCAGAGGGGGCACCTATACCCCCGCACCCGAAGGGAATCACGACGCAGTGTTCTGCGACGTTGAGGATCTCGGCGTAGTGGAAACGCAGTATGGAAAGAAGCACCAGATCAGGTTGGTCTGGCAGATCGCTGAGAAGATGGAGGACGGGCGGCCGTTCACCATCGGTCGGCGTTATGGACTGAGCCTGCATGAAAAAGCGGCTCTGTTTAAAGATCTGAAATCCTATGCCAAAAAGGCGCCACCGCAGAATCTGGATCTGGAAACCTTAATCGGTAAGCCGTGCCAGATCCTTGTGACACATGCGGAGCGTGATGGCTCTACATACGCAAACGTGCAGGCGGTACTGCCTGCCGGAGCAAACAAAGTGAAAGTCGACAAAGACTTCGTCCGGAAATGCAATCGTCCGGGCGCACCGAAACCAGCCGTCGTCGAGTTAGATGCCGACGGGACTCCCGTGCCCTTCTGAGCACTTGGCCGGGGTGGGCAATCCCCACCTCGGCCAGAAAGAATACCAAAATGGAAATCCTAACTTTAGTAGTTCAAATCGTATTCCCCACAATCGCAGTCGTGCTGGCTCTTATGACCATGCGACTGATTAAGGACTGGCAGTAATGGCTGCGTTAATTGCCACAGCAAAGACTGAGTCATCGCACTATTACTTGGCGACGGGTGAGTCGTGCCACGGTGACTTGCGATCCGCCCGAAAGGTGGGGGCATATCCGTCCGTCACCACAATCCTTGGAGCGGCTGGCCCCAGCAAGCAGGGCTTAATGAATTGGAAGGAGGAGCAAGCGATTGCTGCGGCTCTTTCGCTCCCGCGCAACGATGGTGAATCGTTGGCCGATTTTGCCAAGCGGGTGGTATTGGACAGCAGAAAGGAAGTAGAGGCCGCCGCTGCCCGCGGGACTCAAATTCATTCCCTAGCTGAAATGATAATCAATCGGCAAGAGCCGGGTGAACTAATCAAAGGCTACGAGGAGCACTATGCGGGCCTAAAGGAATGGCGGGAGTGTTGCGTCACTAAAGTGCACGCCAGCGAGTCCGTGCTAGTCAACGAGGCGGAAGGCTACGCAGGCCGCGTCGATCTAATCGCCGACATCCACGGCGAGATCGAGGTAGTGGATTTTAAAACACGCAAATTTAAGAACGGCAAGGCGGCAGGCTATGAGACTGATCTGCTTCAGCTCAGCGCCTATGCGTACGCTTTCACGGACGAGCACATGGCCTGCCGGAATGTGTTGATCGATCCAGTGACGGGGCAGTTGGCAGAGGTCAAATACACGGCGGAACAGGTCTGCTTTGCATTCGAGGCGTTCACGTCCATCTGCAAGGTGTGGCGCTGGCTGAAGAAGTACGACCCGCGTGAGGTTAAGTTGTGATCGAGATCCTACCCGAACAATCCACCCACGAGCAGTTGCTGAACCGCGTACGCTCGTTGGCCCGCGAGCTGGCGGAGGCGAAGGCTGCGCTGGCCGCTGCTGAAGGACGCGAGAACGATCTGATAGATCGCATTAGGAGCGGCCTATGAGAACCCTGCTTTCAATCCTCGCCTTGCTTGGCCTTACAACGACAAAGCTAAGTAACGCCCTAATTGATTTGCGCCCGATCGCCAAGAAGATCGACGTAAAAAAGATTAAGGTGCGGATCACTGGCTACTGGCCGGGCGAGGATGAGTGGAGCAGTCGCTATCAGTCCAGCACGGGCACCAGGTTGCGTGCCGGCCGTCACTGTGCCGTCGATCCAGACATCATTCCGCTGTGGAGCAAGATCCGCGTGATGGGCGGGAAGCGTGAGTGGGTGGCCGTGGATACAGGTACTGCTGTTAAGAGCAAAAAGGCAAGCGGTGGGAAGTTGCCTGTTGTGGACGTGTTTGCTGCGAGCGAAAAGCAATTTAACGCGATGCGGTTGCCGAAGGTGGCGATGGTGGAGGTGATGAAGTGAGCACGAAAGCCGCCACGTTTGCATCTAAACGCAATCGCGCTGCTGGCCTTGGCGATACACGGCCGACCTTCCGCCGTCTAGGGGTAATCGCTGGAATGTTACGCCGGGATCTGACGCTGCCTAGCTGTGCCAGATTGGGTGTTAAGCTCGAATGTAGCTACAAGACCATCCAGCGGGACATCGATCTGCTGCGTGACTTCTTTGGTTATCCGCTGGAATACGACGCCAGCAAATACCAATACAAACTGGCGGGGCCGCTGCCGAAGGCAGTTCTGTGAGCGTAGCCGATCTCCTCGCCATGTTCTCCGCCCGCATCATCGGCACCTACACGCCGGAGCAGTACGCCCACTGTGTGCGAGAGGCCCGTGCCAATCGCATGCGCTGGGGAATGGGGCAGTGGTGAGCGTTAAGCGTTTAACCTGGCATCTCGCCGTGCTCGAACGTGCGAAGAAGAATTTGCTGAAGAAGCAGTACGATGCAGTGAGCACCCGGCTGGATCTGGCCGTTCTCATGGCCACGGAAATGCTGAAGCAGGCCGAGGGATTTAAGGCGAAAGCCGTTGAGGCGAAGAAAGAAAAGGAAAGCAAATGAAGGATTTAGGTAAAATTACTTTTGGCAAAGCACGGCCTGCGCCCAAACAAGTTTTAGTCGACGTAACTTATGACGCCAAGACAGCCAAGGCGTTGCACGCATTTGGGCTGAAGAAGCTAAAAAAAGATCAAGAGGCAGTGATCGAGTACGTGATTAAGAAAGCGTTGGAAGGGTTGGTTAAAAAATGATTGCACCTTTACCGCCCGCAATCGAAGCCATCCATCGGAACGGAGCCGCTGAAGGCGAGCGCAACACGCAACTATTTAAGCTGGCCTGCCAATGGCGCGACCAAGGGCTGACGGAGTTCGACGCAACGACTAACGCAGAGGAGTGGGCGTTTAAGGTCGGGCTGTCGCAGAACGAGGCCGTCAGTGCGGTTAGATCCGCGTTCAGCAAGCCAGCTAGGGAAGCGTGGAAGCCGAAGGCCAAGTATGCCTATCAGAACGGGGCGATCGTTCGTGAGGATCTGCCAGTACCACCTATGCCGATCAGCGTGGAGAGTGGGCCGGTAGATAAGTTCCTGACTACCTGTTTCGACGTGGGTGATTGTATTAATATCTGTAGATCGATTAAAGATAAGGACGGCCGCGAGCGGCCAGATGGTGCAGGCGAGACACGAAGCCGAGAGGAATGGCTAGAGCTGTTTAAAGGCGACGGATTGAAGGAATGGCAAGGCGATGCAGTGGGCGTCTATGTGTCGATCAACGCTAACAACGGAAAGAATCGGAAAGCGGAGTCGATCGTGAAGTACCGCCACTGCCTAATTGAGTTTGATGAAAGCACGATGGCCGAACAGTGGGCGATTATTAAGCGCAGCGGGTTGCCCACGTCGTCTATCATTAAGAGCGGATCACGCAGCCTGCACGCATGGGTGGAGATTCGGGCAGCCAATGCCAAGGAGTTCGCTGAACGTGTGGATTTTATCTACAAGCACCTAGAGCACAGCAAGCCCGATCCGGCCAACAAGGACGCAGGCCGGTTGTCGCGGTTGCCGGGAGCGATGAGGACGGCCACGGGATTGCAGCAGGAGTTAGTTGAATGTGGCGCACCTACTTTGACTTACATGGAGTGGATGGAGCGCACGATCTACGGTGATATTCCTGAGCCGTATAGCTGGGAGCAATTAGTCAATTTTAAGGAAGACGCCGACATCACGCAACTGCTTGGCAAGCGATGGATTTGCCGTGGCGGTTCAGCGTTGTGGGTGGGAAGCAGTGGCCTTGGTAAGAGCGTGCTCTGCTTACAGGCAGCGATCACATGGGCGGCCGGGCGCGATCTGTTTGGCATTAGCCCACATGGCAAGCCGTTGAAGTCGCTAATCGTGCAGGCGGAGAACGACGAAGGCGACGTGGCGGAAGCGTTGCAAGGCATTCTAAAGGCGTTGGATTTGACCGCAGATGAGCTGGATCGGGTGAAGCAGAACATTGTTATCGTGCGTGACTGCACGTCCACGGGTGAGCGGTTCGTCGATAGGATGCGGCGCCTAGCTGAAAAGCATAAGCCCGACCTAGCCTGGGTAGATCCGTTGCTGGCGTTTATCGGTGGCGATTTATCCAGCCAGGAGACTGCCGGTGGCTTTTTGCGTAATTTGCTTAACCCGCTCGCCCTATCTGGTGGATTTGCTTGGATGCTTATGCACCACACGCCGAAGCCAACACGTGACGGCAGCGGTTATCAGGGCCACGACAAGGCGTATAGCGGATTTGGTTCAAGCGAGCTGACGAATTGGGCAAGAGCCGTTTTAATGCTGTCGCCTTGCGGCCAGGATGAGCAAGGAACGTACACCTATAAGCTGGAAGTAACCAAGCGCGGAAAGCGGTCTGGATTGCGTCCTGGCGTCACTGCGAGCGATTTTATTGCAACCAAGACGCAGCCGTTAGTTCACTTAAAGCATGCCGACAGAGGGATGGCGTGGATTGAAGTAGGAGCGCCTGAAAAGTCAGTTGGCAGAAAGGCTATGTCGATTGATTGGGGCAAGTTACCCGAAGGGGCTAAATACAGCCAAGTGGTCGCATTTGTACAACAGGCTACCGGGTTGCAGGAACGGCAAGCGAAGGCCCGTGTGAAGCAGGCTAAAGAGGACGGTTTGATCGAAGAAACTGAAGCTGGTTTATTCAGCAAAAAGGTGACAAATGAGCCCTTTTAACGTTAGTGCAGTAACCCTTATTGCACTAGTGCAGTATTGCGGAGCATGTAGGTGCAGTAATAAAGGCCCTTTAGGGCCTATTATTGCACTAATGCACTACACCATTTCCATTACTGCACTAACGACTGCACTAGCAAGGTTAATCTAATATGATAGATCAGGAAGCAATCGAACGAATCCCAGCGGTTATTCCACATCCAGCCAGCATGATCGATAGTTTGCAAGACTTGGTCTTTGAGTCATGCGATGACCTAAAGATTACGGTCACCACTTCAACGGTTGCGACTATCACAAAAGTGATAGAGCACTTAATGGATAAGTCTGCCGATCACCCGGCTATGGCCAACCGAACGGACACGCTGGGGCATGCGGTATTGAACATATCTCTTAACCGTTCGCCTGAATCTATGACGGCCGTAGCCAAGCGGTACGGCATTACTAAGCAGGCGATCAGTAAGAAAGTAACAGAAGTCTATGATCGGTTAGGTATCCGAGCGCGATCGCAGAAAAGCGAGAAAGCCCGCGAATCCTACCGCAAACGGGCATACCGTGTTCACGCAAAGCGGCGGCGTGAAGCACCTAAATTCAACATGGCCGCACTAAAGAAAGGTATTAAGAAATGAAGCTACTATCTGTAATAAACAAACTAAACGAAACGAGAGACAAGGCGATTGAGCTGGTAGGCAGGACGATCTCACTGGCATCTGACGCCGGCGAGATCATTGCGATAGCACGGACTGAAGGTAAGGACGTGCAGGCCATATGTGAGGAGGCAGGGATTACTGAAGAGGTTGGCAAGCGATATGAGAAAGTCGCAGCCACTCAGAAGCGACTGAGCAGTGGCGATGCAGATCCAAGCCTTATGCGTCAGACATATCTGCGTATCGGAATCTTGCCCGACCCCATCACCATGAGCGAACCAAGCGAGCCAAAGCACTTCCTGTTTCCGATAATGAAAGCAAGGCAGTGGCTTGCGTCGAGAGGCGCAAAATTTATTGCCCAGGATAAGGCGCTGAAGGAGCAATTCCTTGCGGAAGCCGAGCCGATAGTGAAGGCTTACAACGACCTGCGGGGGGCGGCCTAGTTAGGCCAGCTTGCTCAAGTGACTAAGGAATCTTTTTGCAAACCAAGTCGAATCGGG